CTTTGAATTTTCCCCGGGGGTAATTTTTGAGGTTTGTACGCTAAAACCTATCACGTTAAATGTTGATTGTATAGCATTTAAGGGGGCTTATAAGAAATGTATTATCTACACTGTTGGTAAATTCCGTTGTTGGCCCTCCTATTGTGATGGTTTATTCTCCTTTCCTTAAGCTAGTACACACAAGTTTAAGTTTATTTTTTCGATTTCTTATAAGTCGCCTTAAATGTTATACACAAGAAATTTTAATAAATTATGAAAGGAGTAATAAGTATGACGAAGAGAGTTAAACTTCCGTCTGATACGCCAAAGAAAAAAAGTATTAGACCGGCGTTAACACCTGAGGCTAGAGAAAATCAATTAATATATTTAGCCACGGATTTGGCCGAGCAACAATTGAGAGATGGTACAGCTTCTTCACAAGTTATTACTCATTATCTCAAACTCGGTTCTTCAAAAGAAAGAATTGAAAAGGAAATATTAGAAAAACAAAAAGATTTAATAGTAGCAAAAACAGAAGCAATGCAATCAGTCAAACATGTTGAAGAATTATATGCAAATGCAATTGAAGCAATGAAAACATATTCTGGACATGGAGGAAATGATAATGAAGAAGATGAATATTAGAACATATTCTGAATTATCAAGATTGAATAATTTTAAAGATAAATATGAATATTTAAAATTAGATGGATCTGTTGGAGAAGATACTTTTGGTTTTGACCGATATTTAAATCAAATGTTTTATAAATCAGAAGAATGGAAGCATATAAGAAATTATGTGATAACTAGAGACAACGGTTGTGATCTTGGAGATCCAAATCATAAAATATTAGACAGTGTAATTTTGGTTCATCATATGAATCCTATAACAAAAAATGATATAATAGACAAGTCTGATTTATTATTAAATCCAGAATATTTAATATCTGTATCAAAGCGAACACATGATGCTATACATTATGGTTCAGCAGATAATATAGAAGAAGATATTGTTGAAAGATTTAGTAATGATACTTGCCCTTGGAAAAGTTAGGAGGAATTAACATGAGTAGAAAATCCAAGAAAAAAGAATTTTTAGAGGAGAGTGAAACAATGGAAGAACATAATGAATTAGAAACTATAGAAGAAGTCGCAGAAAGTCCTGATGAACTTATATATAGTGTTGAACAAATTTTAGATAATAATGAAGAAGAGATTGAAAGTGTAGAAGAAGTACCAAAACCAACTATTAATGATGGTGTTGAAGATAATTCTGCATTTGGGAAAGTTTATGGATTCACTAAGATATATGTTAGAAGTAATCCGAATAAAGATGCTGAACCAGTTGGTATAGTATCTGACACAGATGATATTTCTATAGATCTATTCCATTCTACTAATGATTTTTATAAAGTATTAACTTCTAATGGATTAGAAGGTTATTGCTTAAAAGAATGTATTAAAATAGATTAGAGGTGATTGTATGGATAATACAGAAAATAGTATACTTTATAGTATAAAGAAACTATTGGGTATTGCTAATGATTATTCGCCATTCGATCAAGATTTAATAATGCATATTAATTCTGTATTTATGATACTAAACCAATTAGGTGTTGGACCAAAAGAAGGATTTAAAATAACTGGACCAGATGAAGAATGGTCAGATTATATTACTAATAATGATATGGAGTCAATAAAGACTTATATTCATTTGAAAGTAAAATTAATTTTTGATCCTCCATTAAATTCAACAGTTATGGAAGCACAGAAACAAATGATTTCTGAATTAGAATGGCGATTAAATGTACAAAATGATAGAGGTGATACCTAATGTGGCAATACAATAATACCGATGAACTATATCACTATGGTATTCTCGGTATGAGATGGGGTATACGACGTTTTCAAGATAAAAATGGTAGACTTACCCCAAGAGGTAAAAAAAGAAGATTAAGTAAAGATGCTTATGAAGTCAAAAAATTACAAAAGCATAAAAGACTAGACCAAATGTCTAATGAAGAAATAAGAAAAGTTAATAAACGTAAAGAATTAGAGAATAATTATAAACGTTTAAATAAAGGATATGTTGCAACTGGAGCAGCATTGGTTGCTGCAACCGCAACTGTTCTTGGAAATTATGGAAATCTTAGAAAAAACGTTCCACGTCTTATAAACGATGGAAAATATGTATTAAAGAAAATGGGTATTAAAAAATAGGAGTGGGTGTTTATGGCTTTATCTAATAGAGCCGTTCCAAAATATTATGGTGCATTTAGAGAAGCAGTTATGCGTGGAGAAATTCCAGTATGCGAAACTATTTCTATGGAAATGCACCGTATAGATGCTTTAATAGATAATCCTGGTATATGGTATGATGATGAAGCAGTAGAAGGATTTATAAAATACTGCGAGTCAGAATTGACATTAACTGATGGAGAAGATTTAAGATTATTAGAATCATTTAAATTATGGGCAGAACAAATTTTTGGATGGTATTATTTTGTTGAGCGTAGTGTATATGTACCGTCAACAGATGGACATGGCGGACATTATGTCAATAAAAGAATTAAAAAACGTTTAATAAATAAACAGTATTTAATAGTGGCCAGAGGCGCTGCTAAATCACAATATGAATCATATATACAAAGTTATTTTTTAAACGTCGACACATCCACAACACATCAAGTGCATACTGCTCCGACAATGAAACAAGCAGAAGAAGTTTTATCTCCGATAAGAACCGCTATAACTAGATCTAGAGGACCTTTGTTTAAATTTTTAACAGAAGGATCAATCAACAATACAACCGGATCTAAAATTAAGAGAGTTAAATTAGCTTCTACTAAAAAAGGAATAGAAAATTTTTTAACTGGTTCTTTATTAGAAATAAGACCAATGTCTATAGATAAATTACAAGGTTTAAATAGTAGAATTAATACTATAGACGAATGGCTATCTGGAGATGTAAGAGAAGATGTTGTTGGTGCATTAGAACAAGGTGCTTCTAAAAATGAAGATTATCTTGTTTTAGCTGTTAGCTCAGAAGGTACAGTCCGTAATGGACCTGGTGATACTATCAAAATGGAGTTAATGGATATATTAAAAGGTGAGTATAATAACCCTCATGTATCTATATGGTGGTATAAATTAGACTCAATTGATGAAGTTGCTAGACCAGATATGTGGATTAAAGCTAATCCAAATCTTGGAAAGACTGTAAGTTATGAAACTTATCAGTTAGACGTTGAAAAAGCTGAAAAAGCACCTGCAAATAGAAATGATATTTTAGCAAAGAGATTTGGTATACCTATGGAAGGTTATACATATTTCTTTACTTATGAAGAAACATTAAAACACAGAAAACGTGATTTTTGGAATATGCCATGTGCTCTTGGTGCAGACTTATCACAAGGTGATGACTTTTGTTCCTTTACATTCTTATTTCCTTTACCAAAAGGAGAATTTGGTGTAAAGTCATTAAATTATATAACTGAAAGAACTTTAATGAAATTACAACCAGCTATGAGAATCAAATATGATGAATTCATAAAAGAAGGAAGTTTAATAGTTATGCCTGGAACTGTTTTAGATATGATGGAAGTATATGATGATCTTGATAAACATATTATTGATAAAGATTATGATGTACGTGCATTTGGTTTTGACCCTTATAATGCAAAAGATTTTGTTGAAAGATGGGAAAAAGAAAATGGACCATTTGGTCTAGAAAAAGTTATACAAGGAGCTAAAACAGAATCTGTACCATTAGGAGAGATTAAAAAGATGGCAGAAGATAGATTGTTATTATTTGATGAAGAGTTAATGACATTTACTATGGGTAATTGTATAACTCTTGAAGATACAAATGGTAATAGAAAATTATATAAAAAGCGATATGATCAGAAAATTGATGCTGTTGCAGCATTAATGGATGCATATGTAGCTTATAAGAATAATAGAGAAGCATTTGAATAGGAGGAATAATCATGTGGAAATATAATAATACTAATGATTTACCTGGTGATTCTTTGTATCATAGTGCCGATGAATTATATCATTTTGGCATACTTGGTATGCGTTGGGGAGTTAGAAAATCTAAAGTAGAATACGCTAAGAAAAGACAAAATTTAGAACAAAAAGAAGCCCAAACCAGAAATAAAATGTATGATTATTTGTATAAAAAACATAAACCAAAAAACCCATATACAAAACAAGATATATATGATTATTCGATGATAGATAAAGATTTTAAATTGTTATTTGATGAACATGAAAAATATGCTAAACAATTAGATAAAATTAATAAAGAAGAACTATATCATTCGAATACTGAATTGTATCACTATGGCATTCTTGGTATGAAATGGGGTCATAGACGATATCAAAATAAAGATGGAAGTCTAACTCTAGCTGGAAAAAGAATGCAAAAACGTAAACAAAAATATTTAGATTATACTAGTAAATTTGCAAAAACGCATAAAAGTAATGCTAAATATTATAAAAGTCAAGCACAAAGATATGAAAAAATGTCAGATAAACAATATAAAAACATGTTCGATGATGAAGATATATTCAAGCAATATGGCGGTTTAAAAAAAATGAAACAATATGAAATTAATACATATAGACAAAAAGAAAAGAATAGCATAGAATATGCTAAAGATTGGTTAAATGCTCATAATGAAATTATGAAAATACCTGTTAATAAAAGAACGACCAATAAAGAATATAAAAACATAATTAATAAATATGTATAAATACGGAGGTAATGTTATGTGGAGATATAATAAAACAGATAATTTACCTGGTAATTCTTTATATCATAATACAGATGAATTATATCATTATGGTATTCTTGGCATGCGATGGGGACATAGAAAAAAATTAAAAGAAACAAAACTAAATAAATATGATAAAGAATATAATTCATTAATAAGAAAATATACTGAAAATGACCCTAGAACAAAACAAGCTTATAAAATGACTAATGAAATAAATGCTTATGAAAAGAAGCATCTTTCGTATTATGGAAAAGGTTCTCAAAAAGCTAAAGAAAAAATTTTCTCAATGCGTAAAAAGCATCATGATCTTATATCATCAATAGAAAAAGATGCTGTAAAACAAACAAATGAAACATTAAAAAATAAATATGGAGAAAAAAAAATTAAACAAATAGGAAAACAAAATACCGTTAAAAGTTTAATTACATTTGGAGGCGCTATCCTTGGTACTGCTGCTATTGTTAAATTGACATCTTCAGGAATTAAACATGCAGGAAAAGCTATAATTAATGTTTCTCAAATAAATTTTGGATTGAGGTGATAACATGTGGAGATATAACAATACAGAAAACATGTATTCCCCAGAATTATATCATAGCGCTGATGAATTATACCACTATGGTATTCCTGGTATGAAATGGAAAAATCATATATATGCTGTACGACAAGCTAAATATATGAATAAAGCTAAGAAATATAGAAGTGAAGCTAATGGATGGGCTAGAGCAGCTAAGCAATTTGATAATACAGAAGGAAGAAAAAGATTCTTAGGTAATCCTAGTTCATATGATATAGCTAATGATAGTAAAAAACATTATGCTTCAAAAGCTAAGAAATATGAAAAGAAAGCTGCTAAATACATGTCTAAATTAGTTGAAAACAAATCCAAACAAGCTGAACGTGGCAAGAAAGCTTATGAAAAATATATGAATAAAGCTAAGAAATATAGAAGTGAAGCTAATGGATGGGCTAGAGCAGCTAAGCAATTTGATAATACAGAAGGAAGAAAAAGATTCTTAGGTAATCCTAGTTCATATGATATAGCTAATGATAGTAAAAAACATTATGCTTCAAAAGCTAAGAAATATGAAAAGAAAGCTGCTAAATATAAATGATAGGAGGAAATCGACATGTGGCAATATAATAATACAGATGAATTATGTCACTATGGTGTTCTCGGAATGAAATGGCATCAGCATAGAGCAAGAGTAAAAGAACATAAAAAAATAAAGAAAAAAATTAGAGAAAAAGCTGTTACTAATAATCTATATAAACATAATTGGAATATAAAAGCTGCTAAAATGAGCACCAATTCACAAGCTAAACGTAATATAGTTAGTAGTGTTGCAAAAGGAATTGGTACAGGTATTGGTTTAGAATATGGAATGCATTATTTAAATTTAATTCTAGCTTCTAGTAGCACATTACGTAATACCAAATTAGGAACTTTTTATTCTTTAAATCAACCAAAAATAAGACTTGGAGTCCATGCAATAAACGCTGGTGTTAGAACCGGACAAATAATGAAATCGTCAGTTAATATGGTAAGAAACAATAGAATATTAAATAAGAAATATAATGAACATTTAGATAAATTAGCTGCTGGAACTTATAAGCCATCTTCTAGAGCTAAAAATAAAGATAAATATAAAGGAATGTATGATTAAGACATACATATGATTGGAGGAATATATTATGTGGCAATACGAAAATACTGATGAATTATACCACTATGGTATTCTTGGTATGAAATGGGGACATAGAAAAGGTCCATCATATTTTGATAAGAAAAAAGGAATTCATAATTATAATGTTAAAGCATCTCAACAAAAAGTAAGAAATGCTACAGATATTAGATTAAAAACTACAGGATATAAAAACACTTCTAAACATAATACTAAAACTATGTTAAAAGGTGGAATCCAAACTGCTATAGGTGGTTATACTTTAGCTAAAACTGTAAAATATACTACACAAGCCATAACTGGCAAACATTATGTTACAGCTTTATTTGGTGGTGCAGGTGTAGCAGCATCAGCTGGATTGGCATCTAAAGGATTAACTAATGTGGCTAAAGGCGCGTATGCTCAAAATTATGCTACTGATAAATATTATAATAAATTGAAGAAAAAATATGGGTAAGAGGTAATACCTAATAAAGTATAATAATTATACAAATAAACAAGCTGCAGCTTTGATTGGACTAGCTATTGGTGCTGCAATTGTAGATGCTTATTCTTATTATAAATTATATAAATAAAAAATAGAAATGGAGGTATAACATGGAATTTACATTCGGTGAACGAATAAAAAATGCATGGAATGCTTTTTTAAATCGTGAAACTTCAGTAACTAGAGGCGGTTATTCTTTTGGCTCATATTCTAGACCAGATAGAGTTAGGCTTTCTAGAGGAAATGA